GGGAACCCCGAAGAATGAGAAAGAAAAGTTAAAAGAACGTAGTTCTTCTCTACTCTCTCTTCGACGAAGTAGAAGTTTTGACCTACACCATACCGACACCTCCAAGATGGAGGGGGCAGGACGCAAGTCAACCCAAGAAGCCGATACATGACACCGGTGATGTGTTAACACCCAACGTTTTCATGCACTAACCGTTACGTATAATCTTATCCTGGCTGTCGCCAGAACAATGCGGCTCTTATTAACTTCGATTTGTTTCCTTACTTCGTAAATGAACTTTTATTCTGGTGTTTAGCTCCAGACTTGCCGAATAATGTCATTTATCCGTTAAAGCAACGCAACATGTTGACTAACATAACGTGAAGTTTTACGATTTTGTTCGTGAGACTAATCCTAGCGCACCAATATAGGTGTTAACGCGTGGATGAAAATATCAGGTCTTAACCTGTACTCACTAACTTTGGACTGGATCTGCTACTCCCTATTGGGAAGGCGGAAGCTGATCAATAAGCGCTCTGGTATTTTGATTCCCGTCACCTCTGACGAGTTTAACGTCTGCATTTTTAGACAATTCATCCCACTACTCGATAGGGGACAACCTCCGGAACACTGTCTACATATTGCTCCGTTGGATAGTCGCGGATTATACTTTGTACACCCGCACCACCGTCATCACTGATGACCGTGGGGAGATTAGAGACATCGAGTCTCTCGTCTGCTATATTTTCCAAGGCAATTGCAAATTGCTTGTTAATCTTGTTTTGTAGTTTTGCCAGCTTTCGTTGGCCATCCTCTGTTTTTGCTATTTTCTTAAACGACATATGGATAGTGGCATCTACTGCCCTGTGCGTTAGCTCTAGCTGCTGGATTGCATGTTGGGAAACACTCATTAATTCAACCTGGGATAAATGCCTAGGGTTCGCCCTTTGTGCGCGAATCTTAGTTTGAATTTCATTCTGTGTTCTCCAATCACCATCTAATGGCCTGAGCGGCAACGATTCAAACTCGCCTTTGCCGTCTATTTTATAAACCAAAGGAGTGGTATTTAGTGCGTGTAGCACATAAGGATATGCGAACATAGTAAAGTCCGCTGAACCTCTTTGCCCTTCCATGGCAAATTGTGTGATGCCCTCATAGTCTTCATCAAGCCTCTTGCCACGATACAAATCCGCATAGAAAGTAGGCCAGTCTTTCTGGTCGATGCCTTCTAATGTAAAGAGATGTAATAATGCGATTGAGCGTAACAAGGCCCTAGCTTTCTGACCAGTTGGATCGGGTTTTACAACAGATGTGACCTTCTGTTGGATCTCGTCGTTCACACCCACATATGGCATTGTAGATGAGATTGGATTGGTTGGAGTTTGTAATTGTGGGACTCCAAACTCAATAGCAACATGGTGGTTTGCAAATGTGCTAGCCGATGGATAGGATTCAGGTTCTGGGCCAGTCCCGGCGCCAGGCTGAATTACGTTAATGCCATTCATCTTACGGCCAGCTCGACCTTTGCGTTGTATGTGTTCTGATTTGCTAGAGAGTTGTGTGCGTAAAGCACCCCGATGTTGGGCTATCATTGTATTTTCTGAGAAGACTGATGTAGCGCCCACTACATCATCGAATCCTCTTGAAAGAATTTGACTGCCGACAATACAATTAGCGGCTTTTAAGTTAGCAGAGGTGATCCTTCCCTGCTTGACTTCTTCTCGCGTAACGAGGATTGGGTTGAGTCTATGAGACTCTTGCAGACAGCTCACTGCTAGTTTAGCAGACCGTACAGAACCGTATATGAACATTGGTCTGACAGTTGCAGCTGTAACTCTCATTTTAACGTGATCTTCAGATTCATCCGCTGAGAGGGGCGTTTCATCTGACATTCGCTGCCACCTACCGATCGGATCATCATCCCATATGATATCCTCCACTGTGAACCGTGGGGTGATAATGTTTGTTAAATCATACTGGATAATTTGGTTTTCTGGCTCAGGAAAGGCCTTCAACGGTATAGGGGTGGCAGTCATGTGATAGATTTGCGAGGCTTTGTGTTTTGATCTAACCTCTGAAAGGAGCTCTATCATTGCTCCGTCTCTCTCACCCGCTTCGTCAAAGAGGATGATGTCACCATCAGTGAATTCACCTGATTTAAATCGATGGACAAGATGTTTGTATGTGCCAACACGTATAGTGGCCACATTACCAGTAGCATCTATTAGGCTTTCGCCTTTTCGAAGCTTCTTAGATCTGTCCATGACCTCAGGGAAAGGGACTGAGAAACCATCCCTTAGAATTCGTCTAGGTACGCACAACCATATTTTTGTCTCGTTGTACGCTGCCGGATGTTGCAGTATGTAGTTATAGATCGCTACTACAAAGAAAGACGACTTTCCAGTTCCTGTAGGGGCTGGAATCCCCACCATCTGCGAATGACCTGATGGATTTGTGTTGACTCCGTTAGCAGCCATTGGAAGTACAGCTTCCACCACGCGATTCCATGGATTTTCTGGTTGGCCCTGTCCGGGCAAGCCAGGTTCAGCTGTTGCTGCATTCCTCCCATATAGGAGCCATTTAGCCACTGCTTCAGCAGGTCGACTAATCATTCCTGGGAAGAGATAGAAGGGCAGATATACAAAGAATGTTGGTCCTAAGTATTTCCATAGCTGCCATGTCAGCCAGTTCGCAAAGCGCTTCGACCATTGGTATATATCTCTCGGGACTAACGCCGAGATGGGTCGGGATGAACGATTAGTGTCATGCCAATATATTATATTAAGTAGGACATAAGTCTTAGTGAAATTAATAAAGAAGAACATAATAACTCTATAGATTACCCCGATCCACGGGGTGGCATATATCATAAATTCTAAGCCATACAGCAAGGCATACATTAACGTCACTGTTAGCTGATAATTTTTGAAAGCTTCTACAGGAATTGACTCCATTCTATCCCACCATGCTGGGTCGTTATGACGACGACTCCACGCAGCACCTAAAGCTGTGCAAACTGCGTAAGGACCTTCCTTTGATGCTGCACTCAATTCTGGGAGAGAATCTATTTCTAGTATTCTCATTGAGGCTACTTCAAGGATCATTCCTTCTGTGTGCCAGTTTGGCTCGCTATATTTGGTTGGTATTGATGGTAGATATTTAGTCGCTTCCTTAGGGATCGCCTGGTATAGAGCAGTCAATGCTTCCACAAACCCGGCAGTCCTCTCAGTAGGTGTATCGAAAAAGTGTTGGAACTTTTGCACAACCTTCGATTTGATCCCTACATGTGATTGGGACTCCTTGGGTTCGCGCATATATACGGTAATTAGCCTGTGATACGTCGGAGCTTGGTTTTTAATCAAGGTATCTCTAAGGGCTGCCTGTCTTCTAGGAGCAGAAGATGGCAATTCAATTGGCCTATACCATACATATGGTCTGTTGAAACGGTCGTGTTCTAAGACTGCTATTGGAAGTTTTTCGCCGTGGGTCTCAGTATTCCATGGTAATAGCCCGCCGATTTCAGCACACCTGTTGAACCACGCAATGTGTTCTAGAGCCACATTTGTGTAATAGTCAGGATTAAATGCTAAAAGGGACATGTGACCCATAGTTTGTTGTACTTTCCCTAAAACCCATGCAGGTACTTCCGTGAACTTCGGTCTACCAGGCTGTGAAGCCCCCAAAGTGGTTGATCGTTGATATATCGGGAAATCAGCCCGAAGTCGTGGGTTAAGATCGGAGACTAAAGATCTCGCCGGTCCGTGACTTTTGTTGTAGGGTAATGCCTGTCTTCGCAGGTTCATAGCTGACACATCATGATACCCTATCATGTGTGGAATTGGTGGTCGGATTCCCGTACTATTGAAAATTTCCTGTGCCCATATCTCTAGATCTTCGAGATCACGAGCATTAGGAATGCGAACTCGCTTGGAGAGGTAGGTCGCATCTTCAATGTCTTGACACGTTTCATATTCAACTTTTAGACCATGAGCAGCACTAGCTTCTGTTAGCTTAGTGAAACCTTCTTTGTTTAGACGGTAGCAACCAGGATGTCTTGGGTCAGGCTCACCAAGATCATACTTTTCGATAAACCAGCCAGCAAGAGAGGCTAGTTGGTCATCACCTGTGTTACCACCACAGAAGGCCCGGAGTATTTCTTCGGGGCTGCTTTTATAGTCTGTGGCCCGATCAATCGCCATAAGTTGATTTAGACGATACCCAACCGTGTTTGTCCATGTAGTTGTTGCTTCACCAGTGCCACCACCTAGCTCTTTGGGGAGCCAAGTGTTCTGACCCTCCTCTCTTTGACGCGTTAGCGAGAGAATCCAAGATCCATGATTAGCTAATTGGTGATATCTGGCTGCGACCACGGACGTAATCGCATCAGAATTGGGTAAAGACGCAGCCGCTCGTCTGACTATCTGAATTAGGCCATCGTAGGTCAATTTAGTGGTTGTCGAATCATACTCAGTACAATCAGACAACAGGATACTACCCCCTTTGGAAGCTGGGTTGACCACTGGATCAATGTGGTTAGCAACTTTCTCGAAGAGTGAGACCATTTGATGGTTAGACGGCATGCCCATGCCGAAACCAGTACTTCTCCAGTCGTAGTTCTTACTCATCATACCCTGGAACATAAGGTCACGAATCTGTTGAATTGGGGCATTCGAGAGAACACCACGCACATTCTTACCAGCTTTGACCTTTTCAAGATTGACCACTTGGTTCTTGATAAAACCATAATGGAACCCGACAGGTGTAGTTCCAGTGGTGAGTTGTTCGTGGATGTAAGATCGAATAGCTTTATCCCATCCGTCAGCGAACATCTCACGTCGCGTTTTGTAGACGTTTAAGAATGGTGGGCCAGGTCTTAGGTCATCTTTCATATACTTGATAACACCTTCAGTCGATGACACCTGAAGGCCGAACCGGTCGGGGAATTTATCATAAAGCGCGTTAGCCATTGCTTTCATGCGCGATGAGTCTTCCTCAGATGGGAGTGGATGGGGCTTATTATAACGATCTAGTGAACGCAGCAATGCGTCTGGCTCACGATGTTCGGCCCATAGAACTCCATCTGCACCGATGGGTACGCCCTCGCCACGTAAGTTGGCTACAAAAGCGTTCCACATTGGGTCGGAAGTGTATTCACCTTCTTTGTAGCCTAAAAGGGCAGCTTGATCAGGTGAGAGTACAGGTTTACCTGTGAGGACGGGCTTGTACTGCACGCCTCCAATCTCATCTACATGACCAGCACCCATTTTGGCCCCATGACGCTTAATGTCAGCAACCCATTTCTCATAATCTTCTTCAGGTGTAGTTCTCGCCTCAGGAGAATTTTTAACCAAAGAAGAAATAAGCCTCATTCTTGCTGAGAGGTAGGGTTCGCGCTCAAAGAGGTTTGACAGAGCCCAAACTGTCTTGGTTCGATAGGCTTTTTCACCCGGGAAATAAATGTCAAGCAGAACGTGCAAAATCTCAGTTATAACCTTTGCGGCTTCCTTGAATATCTTAAAAGTTACCCATCCTAGATCTAGGACAAGGGCAACAGTCGATTCTGCAAACTCAGCTAACTCAGAACTATGGTCTCTAAGCCATTTGAGTATATCTGCGATAGGTCCCGGGGGGACTAGGTTTAGGGCTTTATTGATTAACGCAGTAACCCTCCTGCGAGCTTTGCGCCCAGTCTTGAGTATATGGTACCCCTTAAGTGTTGGGACTTCCACTTCTCTATGTTCAATCAGCAATAGCTTCTCAGACAAGTCATCGAGAGCTATTTGCATGGCAGAGCTCTGATCAAGTACACCTGTCTGGTGTGCTGCGTTAACTAACCACGCATACTGCCTGAGGATATCCTCAAGGAAGGCCTTCTCTCCCGGGGGTTTCAAACCCGGTTGTTCCTTACTTTCCAGTATCTTGCGTAATTCGTGACGCACTCGATCAGCCTCATGCTTCGGGGTGAATTGAAAAGGGATATCTGCCAAGACAGGAGGATACCATTTGGCGCCGGAGAAATAGTCTGCATCCACCTGTAGCTCAGGAATCAACTCAGTTAGCACTGTGTCACTATGTGACTCCACATGTTGGTTAATTTGAGCGGCTGGCACTGTAGCAGCAACACCTCCACGAGCTGAAAGCTCGAAATATTCTGTGATATTTTTTGTTCCAACTTTAACGCCACAGAACGTTAAAGCGTCGTACGCAAATTCGGCCCCGCCGAATACAAGTAGCACAAAATAGATGGTGGAATATATAATGAATCTTGTGATGGCTCCCTTATGTTGAAGTAGGTCTAGCATCACTGACTGGCAATTCCACCTAGAACTATAACCAGCCGTTTTGAAATTTGGCACCATCTCTCTCACTAATCCGAAATTAATGGGCACTGGTATGGCCCAGGATCCCGGGGGGGGTAGTCCGCGCATGATGGTAACTGTGAATGGTTGGCCTCTCTTGACTAGGACTTGACCGTCCGAATGACGAGGTAACAGTGTTCCCTGTATGACTTCGTCGTACTTAGGGCTGTAAAGTCCGACATGACAAAAGGGAAATGGCATCCCTTGTGTGGGTTGAAAGAAAAGGCGTGTTGTCGGATTGTTTAGGTAAAAGAACTCTTCCCACAAACCCCTCTCTACGTTGCTCATGACCCATAGTGCCACAAGAGGTATGGACTTCCAGCCGAAGAATAGTACCACCGGGAACTGAGTGAGAACTCTTAGCACTCTATCAAGGAATGGGCTCTGCATGTGCAGGACAAGCACTAAGTACATTAGCCCAGGTATAGAGAGTAAAAGTAGGATGGTTGGGAGGAATTTCTGGTATAGCACGACAGCCAAACCAAGATATCTCACCAGCCAATAAAGTGGACCTGCCAAGTCCACGGTCCTAAAGTGAAGAAATGTCTGGACTAGTGCCAGACCACGATCTTTAATGGTCAGCGGAATTCTGAACCCAAAGGACTCAACCTGCACTAGGAGAGGTAACAGTGGTCGATCTCTGAATTCACACGCTAGGGGTAAGATCATGTTGCCATCTTCATCATGGCGGTAAATTCGATCCAACATCACTTCCGTGACGAATATCTTATCATGTGGCACAGTACCTGCTATACACTTCATAGTTGACGCACTGCCAGGAAAGGCCAGTCCTTTCAATCTAGGGAGTTCCATGATAGGATCGAGATATTCTATTTGCTTCCAGGTGGATTTAATGTGGTCTGGTATTGTTGCACCATCAGTTGACCCCATATACCAACTTTCGTCCAATGACCCTTTTTGCGTTACTTTCTCAGGATCGAGAATTAAACGTTCGCCGTCTGGTGAAAAGGGTAAGTTTCCACCAGCATACGGGCTAAGTAAGTAGTCTTGGCCCATTAGTTGGAACCAGAAGGAAGCGAGTGTGCCGAGAGGGCCAGGAACAGGTTTGAACCTCTCGGTGTATTTGGGTCCCATACCTAATGAATACGATGCTCCGGGACCGAATGATCGGAGCAAAGGAGTAAAGGTTGCCTTGTAGCCCATGCAACCACAACCCATAACGCGGGCCCATTTTATTGCTAATGGCCCAAACCGCCCTTCACGAAGGGATACCATCTCTTCTTGAGTGAGTAGAGTGTGCCAAACGTGAACGTTGACCCCAAACTCCACAAGCCGTTTTGCAATCCAGAGCATAGGGTTGAGGTCACCCTTCGTGCCCATGACTGCAATTAGCAGAGTGGTATGCTTGACAACATCGTTGAGTTCTGGTTCGTGCGATATTGTTAGCCTGCCAGGAACACAGTTCTTTGGAGCATCAGGGATTTGACTCAGGTAAGAGTCAAGTCTCTTAAAGAGGTTCAGAGAGAACTTGTCTTTAACTCTATCCCAAACTGTGTGGCGTCGCTCTGTAATCTTAATTTCCTCATAAAGAGGTTCAGTACTAGCGAGTGTACCGATGGGTTCATCCTCTGAAGTGCGATATTTGGTTGATGAATATCGAGCCCAGAAGGACTCGTCCAACTTTGTCCGTTTAAACATAGTGAGAGTCCCTTCCATCACATCAATTATATCGCATTTTGCCCCTAGGATGCGTGGGGCATTCCACTTGCCATTGTAGGTTACGGCCTTATAGGTCACCAAATTGTAGATCCCAATATTGGTAATAAGGTCCGCATCCGCTCCGTAAGAACACTTGTTTCGGAAGTGATGGTAAAGTAGGGCCTCAGGGCAGAGACTTCTTCCAATACCCATAACGTTCTCACACAATGGCACGTTGTGACCATGACCGTACGACCAGATGTGGCCAGTCTTCTTGACATATGGGAGCAGATCGACAGGTAAGTCGTACCACTCATTCCTACAGTTTGAGATCTGATAATAGCAATCAGGTCGTCCAAACGCTAAAGGTAGGAACCGCATTTGTGCGCAGCCAATTTTGTCGTTATAGACCTCTTCGGGTAGGTCGATCACAAAGTATGGTTTTTTCCCAGGCACAGAGTGGCTTAAGCTCCGTTCTTTAAAAGGCCTGAGGATTAACAGTACATCAGCCCGCTCAGGCTGCCAGTCAAAGTGAGTACACACTTCGACACGCAGTCCAGGTTTGAGCAGGGCGTTCACTGGAGCAAATAGTGCTTTTAACTTGTTCACTGTGGTCAGCACTGGGTAGGTCGAAACACCAGGATAGGGCTCGTACCTTTCAACACAGTTGTAAAAACCAGCCGGTACATTCAATGATCGGTTTTGAGACCATTTTGAACCCAGTAGATAGAGGGGCCGAAAAGCGTCGAACTCAGGGAAGAGTTTCTCTGACGCTCCGAAGTACTCATTCTGTCGGTTATCCTGGACCGGTCCAGGATTAGTCTCAATGTCAGCCATTGTGGAGTTTCTTGCGATTCGCGGCTGGTGTTTACTAATATAGACTGTCGCACCACGTCGTGGTACCCTAGCAGTCAACGGAGTGAGTGATTGCTGGTGTAGGAAGAACAAGAAAGGGTCTTCGCCAAGGTCATGGCGTATAAAATCCTCTATAGTTTGACGGTTCCACCAGAACCAGGAAGTTGTGCCAGTGCAGGTTTTGTTCTCCAGGTTAAGGAGGCCATTATTCTGCAGCCACAGCTGATATAACCCAAATTCACTCAATTGGGTTCGGTGATTCTCTGCGCGAACGGCCGCACGAATTCCACCGTGGTCAATTAAGCCTGTTAGGGCTCCGTTCGGTAGGATATCAGAGATTTCATTGCCATCAACAGGTAAGTCGGGGGCATGAACGATCATTGAACCAAGGATATCCATTTTAAGTTTTCTGCCTCTTATATTAACAGAGAACTGGGGTCGCATAGATCCACAAACACCACCAACCACGCCCAGGGAGGGCAGCCTGGCTGATAACACTTGTTCGTCTCGGACCAGAATCTCAGAGGCAAGGGCTTCCGCGACATCAAATGCAGGATAGACTCTCAGGTTAACAAGATGTGCATCATAATCGGGATCACCCGTATGTGGGCATATTAGTAATGCGCCGCAAACTGTACAACCATCTTTAGGTGCTGGTTGACCTTGGAACACCCATTCACTAACAGGTATGTCAGGAATTATCATATTTGGTGGATCTGGTTGTGCAATAGGGAGTGCACCAATACCGATTGATGAGCGCACCACCGCTCTGGCCTTTATGGTCTCGTTAGCATATCGAACAAGGCGGTCCATATGTCGCGTTTCGAATTCACCGTCTTCCCCAACTGTTGTATCTTGTGGGAAACCAGCCATGGTGTAAGCTTCCCATAGATCGGTTTGGGACCAGTAATAATCCGAATCGTTTGTGGCACAAGATGGGAGTTGAGCTACCTCGTCGCTCCCTTCATGGGTATGACCACAACTACCCTTACACTCTTTTGTCGAAGCAAAATCTAGATGTGAGTGGTTACATGCTAGTTTTGGGTTAGGCACCTCTTGACAGGCCTCGCCCACCTCAGGGTACGGTCTAGAAACCGGTTCTAGATTTAAAACTCTGTGGTGCTTGTTCAAAGCATTACGCGCTTCCCTTTTCTTTGTCTCCTGCGCTTTGAAAGCAGATAAAGGGTTAAAGGCTATAGTGCGCGGCCTTCCGTTGGATTTCGTACGCCAATGGTCGTGTAATTCATGCCATTCCGAGTGGTGTTGTTTGTCCTCACACACGTTTCCGTGGTCGCTGGGAGATGAGCACTTCCCTAACGCTTTCTCTTGGGCTAGCTGTTCCTTAAGAGCCTCTATTTCAAGGGTGGATCTTAGTCTGGCAGCATTTGCTATGTTTATAGCTCGGTTCTGCTCACTTGATTGCCAGATCCTAGAAACTGGGTCGTTAAATAACCGACCAGTCGCAGTGAAATATGGGCGGCCGCCCTGGTAGCGCACACGAACCTGATGGAATTCGTGTAGGTTTAACAACCACTCTATACCGTTATCGCTAGATGCCGGTGGGCCATTCTCAAAGATGTGTGAGATGGCGTGACCAACAGTACAAATCTCATCAGTGCCACGAACACAAGCACTTGTGATTGTCCAATAAGATGGTCGAGTTATCCGACGAGGGCTAGCAGCGATTCTAGCATTGAATGGAATTGAATTTAAGGCTTGATCTGCCGGTAAACCATATACCGACAGTTCCACATGATACTCACCACCTGGCCTTATAGGTGGTCTAACTGTGAAATTCCCGGGAACTAGGAAATCTCTCACGTTAGCTGATTCGAGTGCACTTCTTGAGGGTGCACCATATACATACCTTCTCCTAAGGACGGACGATACATGCTCGCGTCCCTCAGTAGTAAGAAGTGAAGTCCAACAGAACCCATATCTGCTGGGGCCTCCGTATGAATAACTGTCCACTTGGAAAGACGTCAGTGGAAGACGGTACGCTCTAGGAATGCGGAAAAGATTACACACAGCTGACTGGATTTCTCGTCTGCTAAGATAGAGAAAACCAAAGACACGGGAAAGATCAGCTGGATCATCCTGGAGTTCCACACTCCATGAATCAATTTCCTCGAACACAGTTCGAGCTATCTGCGAGATGTTGGAGCGTGTAACACCGGGCATGATAGTGAAGTTGGGCTCATGGGTAACATTATCCCATGTGTAGGCTTGACGGTAGGCGCCAACAGCTAGCCCGTCAAGTTGTCTTCTTAAGCGTGAAATGCCAGTTTCAGCAGCTACTAGTAGGGATGGTGTCCACTCATGTGGACCTGAAAACTTCAAACCAAGCTGATGGCTTGTGACTTGAGTTTCAGGCCCCGGGTTGGACTCGACATCCCCACAGGTTAGAAGACATCCTCTCGCTCGGGATACGATCCTTCGCGCGAACACTGTTTTAAGTCTGGAGCAAGGCTCACAAACTTCGTAGTCACAGTGAACAATTTCCTCAATCTCTTCATCGAAGTCGGCCTCCACAGACACAGTCCAGGCTGCCTTGTTCGAACAGTGACCACTTTCACAAGTCACGTTGGTGAGAGTCTTTTGGAATGGTGTTTCTCTGGCACAGACATCACATAATTTTGCTATGCCAGATCTTGCTAGGTCACCACACCTAGGCCAGGTGCCTTTCTTCGTCTTTTGCAAGACACGTCCGCACCCCTCATCTGGCGAGGCCTTGACCTCCTTCGAATGCCCTAGATGATGACGTATGTAGCTGCCCAAGCCGATTGTATCGGAAGGTGTAGCTTTAATCGCTTCAGGTATGGCGACCTTAGACGCATGACACACTGTTTCTCCCCGAAGGAACAGTGAACCGATATAAGGTTCAACTCTGGTTAGGAGTTTAAACAAATCAATGTTTCCTTTAGGTGTGAACCCCTCTGCGTTAGGGTTCAAGCTCTTCATTCCAGAAGATTTGCTCGAAAGCTCTGTTTTGTTGGTTTTTTGTAAATTTTCATCAAAAGAGGCAGCACTCCGGAGGGCTGACGCCTGCACGGGTCACTTGCTAGTCCCTTTTGGCTTGAAAATGCCTTGCTCATACATACGAGCTGCAATACGTGCAGCAAGGCGAGTGTTTCCTGCTTTCTTGGCAGCAGAAATACGTGAACTGGCCAGCTTCTCAGCCTCAGTTCTATTGTCACTTCGTATCTTACGTGCAAACGAAGTCTTACCGCTTTTCGCGTTTATCGAGGTGACCTGTGTAGCCTTGGGTGGCACTCGGTACACCTTTGGCTGCCGACGGCAGCGAGTGATAAAGGCAGTGGAGAACGATTGGCCGTTCTCAACGGTGATGGTGGGAGCTGGGCCTTGAGATGACCCAATAGACACCTCCTCATATGTCGGAGTTACTAGCCCATGAGCTAGCTCAACAGTACGGTACTGCCAAGCACTCTTGGATGAGCCTCTACCTCCCGGGACTTTGTGGTCTGAAGCAATGACCACACGCTCTGTGTGTGACAATTTTGCGCCATGAACTGCGCCTTTGGCCGGTTGTGATACCGGTATGTAGGTGGACACCCTGGCTGGCTTATCTTGCCTGGGTGCGATGGACTTTGTCGAACGCCATACAAACGCCCGACGCCTAGAACGTTCAATTCTTGAGACATGAGCTGTTGGAATTTTGACCTCAACAGGCTTAATCTCGCGGTTGACTTGAACAGAGATACCTTTCTGGTTGACATAAGGGAAAGGCTTAACCTCGAACTTCGTTTTGAGTATATTAAATGCGGACGTGAAGAGCTCAACAAACTCTTCGTCACGCGCGATTGCCTCGTAAGAGCAGCGAACTCTCATTTGCTCCCAGGCTTCCCTGTGTGCTGGAATATTAGCATCAGCACTTCTTTGCTTAGCAGCATGAACTAATGCCCGCCAAGTCTCAATGGTCTTGGGTTTGCGTACAGAGGCACCCAGCAGCGCTCCAGGAACTAGAAGTTGTAAGACTTCTTGTACTGATTTGCCAACACCGAAGGTGTTGACAGTGACATGATATATAGGCTTGACTTCATCAGTCTCGCCGGTTTTAGAAATATTAAATTTTTTCGACCACGCGAGGTCATTACCCTCGACATGAATGATCGAACGGAGCTGTTGGCCATTGATGTAGCCAGGGGCGCTCATACCCTCGGGAACTTTGGGCTCTTGGGTGAAGAGCACCTTCCAACACCAGCCTTGTGAGCTGGTGGTAATCATCTCGCCCGATGCCGAAACATGAGCAAGGAAAACTGGTTCCGCATTGGGGACGTCCGGCCTCCTGAATTCAGGGGCAGAACCATTAAAGCCCGCCGCATTCCAGTACGCTGTCCGAAGATCAGCGAAAGATTTATAAGCGCGCTCAAAGGCGTCGGCTATTTTATGTTCGGATTGACCAGCAACCCCATAGTAGGATAAGATCCAGGGTGCAAATCCCTGGACATATGATGCTTGGGCACAGCCCGAGGTGTGATTGAATGTGGTCCAGGCCACATCCCGTCCCTTTCCAAGTACACTACACGCATAGCGCGCAGCTTCCTCAAACATGGCGTCACCGAGCCATGAGAAAAGGTCCTCATCCGGGTGAATCCCCACCAGGGGAAATTTATCTGGACGAGTGGTGAAGTAAGGCTTCACCGTCCCGAACTTTTTTTGGATTTTCTGGTTTTTTGTCCAGTGTTTATCCATAAATTGTTGTGGGCATCAGCCCACGGTACACGGCTTAGGTTAGTTAGGAAATCCTCCCCGAAGATCGGACAACCTAAGCAGGATGCGTATAAGAGGTTCACGTGTTGGGGTGGTTCACTCTAGACGAGCAGTCTTGGCCGTATTAGGTACCCAACCTGGCAATCACAACTCAAGAGGCCATGGACAAACAGGCATTGGCACTTCCGTGGGGGGTCCATTCTCCCCGCGCACTGTGTCTACCTTGAGAATCTGGTTTTGGAAGATCATACCACACGCTATCCAGTCATACGCAACTACTCGGGCTACACTATGTGCTACCCCTAACTATTTTACGTCCGCGTCAAGTTCCGGAGGCCTCAGATCGATGGAATTTATCCATTCAACAAATCAGCCCACGAGATAGAGATTATCCGTATATTGCATCGCCTAATACTTCATTAACGTGTTGGGGCGGTTCACTCTAGACGAGCAGTCTTGGCCGTATTAGGTACCCAACCTGGCAATCACAACTCAAGAGGCCATGGACAAACAGGCATTGGCACTTCCGTGGGGGGTCCACTCTCCCCGCGCACTGTGTCTACGTTGTAAATCTGGTTTTGGAAGCTCATACCACACGCGCTTGAATCATAGGATACTCACCAGTTACACTTCCAATTGATCCCCGATTTTGGTACTACCACATACCGGGGTGGCGTCTAATAAAGGTTGATATTATCGCGCTAGATGTCGACTTCAGTCTATCTCATACTCGAGTCCTTCACTTGTTCTACTGCACAGGTTTCACACCTGAGAGGGGTATTCCGGTCTCTTGGAAATCCAATCCGTATCCCGTTTAGTTCTAGAATCTCCTACTGGGTTGAGCCAGGTCGGGCCTTGGAACAAAGGGGCAAAAGCACATTTGGAGGGGTCTATTCCCTTGGAACCGGGTGCCTTCCCGGTTAAGTGATTCAGGACGCTATGAACTGCGCCCGCATCTAGTAACTGCCGTCGCCCTAGATGAAGTTTCTCTATATTCGTCGGCCTTGATCGACGAGTGGAGCTGAGCGTCCTCAGATATTGACTTGAACCTCAATATCTCTCCCTTCATACACTTGCGCTGTATGGATGGCAACACTAATGTTGTTCCCAACATTTTTAATCCCCTGCTTCACAGGGTGATATAGTCTGCTGCTGACTAGTTCACCTGCTGAAGTTTTGTTTTCTTGGCCTATACCCATCAGGTATTGGGTATCAGAGATGAAAACACCGCCGTACGGATCGCCTAAGGATCCATACTAGCGCTGTCGATCACTTACAATGTGATCAAAGGTGCACGATTAAGCCTTCACGGCACATAGATTTGGTATAATACTACTATACCACCCCTAGCCGAAACGATAAACGTTTCGACAGGGTTATCTACATGTGATCCGATGAAGCCACTACATGAATATGTAGTGTCCCCCTTAATTG